GGGCGTCGGCAATGTACGAAGGTTTTCAAACTCAACCCCATTCGTGACAAAGTTAAAGAACTTGCAGGCGTGACCCATGGACGGGAGTTAGCCGCTGGCATGATCAAGATGTGGCTAGGCATTAGTCTCGATGAAGTTTGGCGAATGAAAGAGTCTCAGGTCAAATACATGAAAAACATGTGGCCGTTGATAGATAAAGAAATGAACAGAAACGATTGCCACCGATGGTTTGATCGCGAATATCCAGGGCATCCTGGTTTAGTAAAATCAGCTTGTATAGGATGTCCTCTAAAAGGCGATGCACATTGGCGCGATACACAGCGCGATAAAACAAGCTGGAAGGATGCCGTCGAGGTTGACAGGGCAATACGCGACCTCAGAGAACAGAAGCAGTTTATGCATCATTCAAAGAAACCGCTCGAAGATGTCGATCTGCGAACACTCGAGCAATTGGGGCAACGCGACCTGTTTAATGAAGAATGCGAAGGTATGTGCGGTACATGACCTTAGATGCTTTATTGAAAACAATACAAGATATTCTTGAAGGCCCAAGAGCCACGTCTCACGGTGATTTCGCCGTAAATCTCACACGTGCGGCTGAGTTATGGACACCTGTCCTGAAAAACGGACCAGTAACCGCTGACAAGGTCGCTCTGTGCATGGCTCTGCTGAAGGTTGCCAGGGATGAAGTGGGGGGATTTGACAAGGATCACTATATCGACGGCGCCGCATACATGATTCTATGGGCGCTTCTAAAGTCTCGCAAGGAAGATCTCAGTGATTGAGGATATCTTTGACGAAACGATCTGGACGCCACCGGACTCTCTCCCGGATCTTTCTTCCGAAAAGGTCATAGCCATAGATGTGGAAACGCGAGACACCAACCTAAAGACTTTAGGGCCGGGTTGGGCGAGAGGAGATGGCGAACTCATAGGGATCGCCGTCGCCGCACAGGACTGGCATTCCTATCTTCCCATTGGACATTGGGGGCGAGGGAACATGGCCAAGGATCTTGTTCTCCGCTGGGTTAAGGATCAACTGAAGCATGGCATGGATGTTGTCTTCCACAACGCGCAATACGATGTGGGATGGCTACTTACAGAGGGTGTCGAGTTTAAGAACAATCGTATACTTGATACCATGATCGCTGCTCCGTTGCTTGATGAGAACAGATTCAGTTATTCCCTAAACGCTCTTTCTGCGACATATCTCGGGGAGAGAAAACAGGAATATGATTTAAAGAGAGCGGCTGGACAGCATGGCGTTGATGCAAAGAGCGAGATGTGGAAATTGCCGGCGGCAAGAGTTGCTCTTTATGCGGAAACGGACGCACGTCTGACTCTTCGCTTGTGGGATATTCTCAGCAAAAAACTCGTTCAGGAAGGCTGCTCGGATATATTGGACATGGAGTTGTCTCTGTTGCCGATCATATTTGAGATGAGGCGGCGTGGTGTCCGGGTTGATGTGGAAAAAGCAACCGAAGCCAAAAAGGTTCTTGAGAGTAAGGAGAACATTCTACTCAAGCAAATACATGATGAGACAGGCATCCACCTTGAGCCGTGGAACGCGAAAAGTCTCCAATCGGTATTCGATAAGTTAGGACTTGCCTATGAGGAAACAGAGAAAACGAAAGCCGCCAAGTTCACCAAGCATTTTCTCAAGACCCATAAGCACTCGGTTGCCAAGAAGATACTTGAGATCAGAGAGTTTAATAAAGCCAACACGACATTCGTTGATACTATTCTCCACCATCAGCACAATGGCCGTATTCATTGCCAGTTTAACCAGTTGCGCTCGGATGACGGTGGAACTGTGTCCGGACGATTCTCCTCCAGCCATCCTAATTTGCAGCAAGTTCCCGCTCGACATCCTGTGATCAAAGAGATGATACGGGGATTGTTTCTCCCTGAAGAAGGATGCCAGTGGGGGAGTTTCGATTACAGCGCGCAAGAACCCAGATGGTTGATGCATTACGCTTCTCTCACACCCTCGACAAAAGACGATAGCAAAGTACGGGAGATTGTAGATCTCTATCATTCCGATGATATCGATTTTCACCAGATGGTGGCGGATTTGGCCGAGATTGATCGGCCAAGGGCCAAGACGATAAATCTGGGAATTATGTACGGGATGGGCATCGGCAAACTCGCCTCTGTTTTGGGAGATATTCCTTTTGCGGAAGCCAAAGCTTTACGGAACGACTACGACGAGAAGGTTCCGTTCATCAACGACCTTGCAAAGGCTGTTATGGATGCCGCATCCATAAGAAAAGAAATACGGACCTTGATGGGACGTAAGTGCAGATTTCCGATGCGTGAGAAGAATGCCTTCAACAAACGCCTGAAGCCCATACACGTGGATACCCTTGAACAGGATTGGCGACAAATTATGGATATTCCTGTTGAAGAGCGCGAAAGGGATTGGCAGCTAAAAGACCCCAGACGATATAGAGTTGCATTCACCTATAAGGCGCTTAACAGATTGATACAGGCTTCCAGCGCGGATCAGACAAAAGCCGCTATGAAAGCGTGCGTGGACCATGGACATTGGCCCATGCTTACTGTTCATGATGAGTTATGCTTTTCGGTTGAGGGAGATGATCAGGTGAAAGAGATCAAGCACCTGATGGAGAATTGCGTTCCGGGGTTATGCATTCCATCTAGGATTGATGTAGGTCTTGGAGAGACGTGGGGGACGGCTAAGTAAGTTGAGAATATCGGCTGTCCAAATATTCTTGGGCTTGCCCTATGGATACACCAGTTATATTAGCCAATTGTTCGGCAGTGTAATCAGGGGATACAGTACCCTGCACAGTCTCGGCAGTCGTTGGTAGAACATCCACAGGTTTAGGATATTGACTGTCTAAATATTCTTGGGCTTGCTCTACAGATACACCAGTTATATTAGCCAATTGTTCGGCAGTGTAATCGGATGATGTGGCATCCAACAGAGTCTCAGTAGTCGTTTGCGGGAAGGGATTCTCGAGGCTTACCGTTTGCGTAGGTGATACTACGGGAAGTCCTGGTCCTCCCGGAACATCAGGGGTGGTGGCAGTAGATGGAGTAACTTCACCGAAAACATCCCCTATTTGTTGGCCGAGGTTATCAAGACCAAGATGTCCCATGACATCTCCAACGGGCGTCTCGCCAAGCCCAAGTTTTCCACCAACTTGATTCGCTATATCCCCCAAGGAGGTGCCTAAGGCTTGTTCGGCAAGCCCCATAAGTCCCAACGATGGTTCGTCGGGATTAGCCAATCCATACGCAAATTCCATTGCCGTCAAAGGCACTGCCAAAGGGGGCGCCAGCATACTAAGAACCGGCGTAGCTAAACCCAGAGTAGCCATTCCAAGAGGAGACTTGGGATCACCTTTGACCCCTGTGGCAGGATTTGCGCTTAATGCACTAAATTCTGCATCAGACATGTTGGCAATATCAAATGCAGTAAATTCTTGGTCCCCAAGGGTCAGTGCGAGAGTTACATTACCCATAGCATCGGGTACATTCATATTCGCAACTTGATTCGCTTTAGATATTGCGCCAGAGGAATATCCGTCCGACACAGCGGCATCCATAGCCTGACTGAGTTTACCTTGCAGGTCCGCATAGGCCATCGATCTAGGATCCATTTTGGATAACTTAGCTTGCAACTGGGGAACATTGTTGGCATCCAGTGCGGCAATGGATTTTTGAGCATTGTTTTCAGCTATGGATAGCGCCATATTGAGTTGTGGCGTTTTGTGAGGCGTCATCATGGAAGAGATATCGACGTTGGCTGGTGTGGGCGGCGCGGGCGGAGCCGACTCTGCCACGGCCTGTTGCTGAGCCTGCTGAACCGCCATACTCTTTGGATGACCTGGATCACTGGTAGCACCACCATTACCAGTACCAGCACCACCAAATGCAGCCGTTCCTCCTCCAAAAACTCCAGCAGCAGCGGCAGCAGCTTGGCCCATGCCAGTCATAAAAGCAGGAACTCCACTAGGACCGCGATATTGACCGCCGGTTGGTGTTACGCCGCCACCTTGCGCTCTGAGAGTGGAAGCTTCTTCAGGGGTGATATAGGCCAGCATGTGCTCTTGGCCGGCAAGGACGGGGTTGTTAGGCAATGAGGCTATGCCGCCCTCTTGGAAAGGTATTGTGACGTTACCAGAAATAATACTCTCTTGACGATTAGGTTCCTCATACTGAAGACCAACTGAAGGGGCATTTTCACCAAACAGTCCTTCTAGGACTCGTCCTTGCCCCCCTATTGCGCGCTCCCTGTCGGATCCCTCAAACCTTTGTCCGAAAGGATTTGTTGCCTCAAACTGGCTTCGTCCATACTTAGCGTTAAAAGATTCGGGACGTAGAACTTTCTCCATAAAAGGAGGGAGGACACCGCCAGGCAATTGGGCCGAGATACCAACATTCCAAGTAGAGAATTTTTCTTCTTGCTCTGCTAAAGAGGATCCTCTTTCTCGCATGAACTGCACGAATTCTTCAGGCATTCCCAATGCTTGGGGAGTGCTCTTTCGTTCTTGTCTCGCGTATTGGCCTGAGAGATTTACAGGACCGATTTGCAAACCCTCACTAGGTGTTCTTATATTAAACCTAGACCCAGAAACGCCATCTTTGTCTAATCTACCATATGATCCTATCTGTTCAGCCATCGGCCACCTCCCCTTGGCAGCAGTCGCCGTCAGCTATGCACTTGCAGTCGGCGCACTGGTAGTGTCCGTGAACAAAGACCTTGGGCTTTGCGCAACCGCACTTAGGACAACGGTTCCCAGCTTCGTCCATCAAATCGCCTTGCGTGTTTTCTGTTTGCTTGTCCGACATAACTGCAATGTAC